AAGAACTTGAAAAATGTTTAAATTCGGCTAAATATCTACAACTAAGAGGATTTGCCAAATGAAATTAACCGAACTGGCCACACCAAAAAAGAGCCGCCAAGTAGCCCAAGTATTTGAAAGTTATTTTGGTACAAAAATGCCTGTGAACCGGCTCACAGTGCGTGAAGCACAGGCCATGTTGAAACGTGTGCGTGGCGTGATTGCTGAACATCAGCGTGGCACCGGTCGTCACACCAGTGAACGCAACCCTGCGTATTTGAAACTGGTCATGATGGAACAGGCACTGGCTCACCGCGTGAGCGAAGACATGGTACCACCAGCAGGTGCCGCGATGAAGCCAACAGGCAACGTGGCAGCTGATCCAGCAGCCGCGGCCAAGCTCAAGGCAGCCAAAGACAAACTGGCTAAAGGTCAGGAGCCTTCCCCTGAAGAACAAGAACTAATCAATGCACAGGCCACACTGACTGCCGAAAGCCGTTTGCGTAGAGCATACCAGTTCTTGAAAGAATCCGAAGTTCAGCAGGCACAAGTGGTGTTGGCTGCACAAGACATGGTGGACAAAATGCAATCAATGCTGGAAGACACCACAGAGATGCAATTCAAAGAACTGCCTGCCTTGGTTGACTCAATCCGTAATCAAATTGGCATGGAACAAGCCACACAATTCAACAGTGATGTAACTGCGGCATTGCAAGGCCTTGTGCAAAACTTGCAAGGTTCCAAACAACAGTTAGAAACAGCCTTGGGTGTGGTAACAGGTCAACCTGCCGCACTAGACACCAGCATGGCCGCCAGTGGCATGCCAGGTGCTGCACCTGCCCCAGTACCTGGTGCTGAAATGGGTGCCGATGTTGGCGCTGATCTAGGTGCTGAAATGGGTGCTGAAATGGGTGCTGAAATGGGTGCTGAAGAACCTGCACCAGCCGGAGCCGCACTGGGCCGAGCACGTAGATAATGAGAATCGACGAAGTCGAAAATTCAAATTCACTAGACCCAAACAAACTGATGGGTTTGGTGAATTTTCTTTCAGGCCGCGCAGATGACGAAAATGCACAAAAGCAAATCAGTACTGATGCATTTATAAGTGCCGCACAAAGTTTGGGATTTCCAGTCAATCAACGTAATATTATCAGCGTGGTGAGTACGCCACCCTTGGACAGTGTGTTAGAACCAATTGATCCCAGCAAACCTGGTGTGATCATGTACAAAGGTGCCAACACTGGTGCAACCGAGATGCCGGTGAACAAAGCACAAGATATTGTGGCCGCCTCGGCCAAATCAGCTGCCGGCAAAGACCGCGGCGTATAACCATTCTCATTGACACTTGTTAGTAAATACGCTATAATTAGCGAAGGAATATCACATGGCCTATTCAGAAAAAGTAATTGATCACTACGAAAATCCACGCAATGTGGGCAAGTTTGAACTTGACGACACCATTGGCACAGGCATGGTGGGAGCACCGGCCTGCGGCGATGTGATGAAATTGCAAATCAAAGTTGAAAACGGAATTATCACAGATGCCAGGTTCAAAACATACGGATGCGGAAGTGCCATTGCCTCATCCTCTCTTGTTACCGAGTGGGTTAAAGGACGAACACTTGACGAGGCAGCAGCTCTTAAAAATTCAGAGATTGCTCAGGAACTCGCACTGCCACCAGTCAAGATTCATTGTTCTATTCTTGCTGAAGATGCTATAAAAGCCGCAGTGGAAGACTATCGAAAGAAACATTGATTCATGACGGGTCAACGATTTCGTATACTGCTGTATCATGCTGGTGGAACAAAATCTTGGCTGTATCCAGCGGTGTTACATTTGAAAACTTATGTTGATGTAACCTACCCAGAGATTGCTGATCAATTGGAATGGTTGGTTCCTATTCAACAAACATTGACCAATAAAGAGTTACTGGACTATGTGGAACAGCATAAACCTGATGTGCTTTGTACCAGTCATTACATGTGGAATCATGACTACTTGACCGATCAACTGAGCAAAATCAAACCACAGTTATCCGCACGTGTCAAGATCATTGCCGGTGGGCCCAGTATCAACATCAACCTTGACCCAGCATTTTTTGAAAAAAATCCATATATTGATTATGCAGTTTACGGCGCAGGCGAACAGGCATTTGCAGACATAATCAAAAGTCTGGTTGGTAAAACTCCGTTGATAGCATTTAACACTAGCAACTGTGGATGGGTAAATTCCAACACTGGGCAAACAATCACAGCAGATTACAAGTTTGTAAAAATGATCAGTACAAGTCCATTTACGCACAATAGAAAACTGTTTGCTGAAATGACTCGCACTCTGCTGGAACGCAACGGTGTTTTATATCTGCCGTACACCTTGACAAGAGGTTGCCCTTATTCGTGTACCTTTTGTGATTGGAACAGCGGGCTAGGAAATAAAATATCGCGACGAAAAAATACCTACCAGGAAGAAATTGATTTGTTTTACGAATTAGGAATCAAACAAATTTACCTGTCAGATGCCAACGTTGGGCAGTACGACGAAGATGTTGCCATGATAGAGTATTTTGCACAAAAAAATCTGCAACAAAATGCTGGATTCAAAATCAGCGGCAACTACAGCAAACTACGCAAAGATGTAAATTTAAAAATTTTCAACATCATGGCCGAAAGCGGCCTGGTACAAAAAACATTAAATTTTTCCATACAAGACACCAATGAAGAAATATTAAAAAACATTGATCGTCCAGATGTTGGTTGGGAAACTCATGCTGCCATGGCCCGTGAACTGGTGACCAAACATCCTCAGTTGATTGTAAAAGCACAATTGATCTACGGATTACCTGGACAAACTCCCTTGACCTGGCGGCAAACACTGCGTCAGATAACTGAGGCAAACATATTGCCCATTGTGTTTTTGAATGAACCATTGCCGGCCAGTCCTGCCATGTACGACCCTGAGTATCAACGCCGATTTCAATTTGAATATGTAAAATCCACACGTATTGATCCTGGTTTTGATTTTTACACCAGCGAGATTCCTAAAAAGTGTGTGTCTTTTGATCAAAAACAGCTGGTAGAAATGACAGTGCTGTCAGGAGTCTACAATGCACTAAGTGTGATAAAATTTGTGCTGACACAACAAGCCGGGTCGCACATAGAGATTGAGCCAATAATTGATGACTTTTTGACCAGCCACCAGTATCATAGTTTATGCAATAATCTTTATATCAACTGGTCTACCGAACAAAAATTCTATTTCACAAAAGATTTTTCTGACCAGCCGGTTGTGTTGTCATGCGAGCCCATATCATATGGAATCACATTGGCCAAAGACAAAAATTTTATTTTATACATTACAAAATTCTTGTCAAAAGACACATCAAGAAAACTTGCTCATTTAAGATTGCAGCCCAATATCAGTCAAATCATAAGTGAATTATGCAGTGAGATTGACTAGTAAATACTAACATGATAACCATAACTGATCAAGCACAATCTAAAATACAAAAATTGGTAACAACCAAAGGCTATGCCGGCATACGACTGGGTGTAAAAACTACCGGTTGCTCAGGGCTGGCTTATGTGTTAGAATACGTGAAAGAATACTGTGCTGATGACAGTACCATAAACTATGCTCAACCAAATTTTTGTGTTATAGTTGACAAAAAACATGATGTCTACTTGCGTGGCACACAAGTAGATTATGTGCGTCAAGGCCTCAACGAAGGCTTTGAGTTCAGCAACCCCAACGAACGCGACCGCTGCGGTTGTGGAGAAAGTTTTAGAGTTTAACATTGTACAATCCAAAATTTAACTATCAAGCCATACCACGGGAAAACGTCAACGGCCGCAGACTGTATGCCACACCAGATGGCAACCGATTACCGTCAGTGACCACAATACTTGATGCCACCAAAAGTGAAGAAAGTAAGAAAGCTCTGCAGAACTGGCGTAATAGAGTAGGACATGAACAGGCACAACAAATCACAACAGAAGCTGCCAATCGTGGCACACGCATGCACACATATCTTGAACAGTATGTTCGAGACGGTGCAATAAAAGATCGGGGCACAAATCCGTTTTCCTGGGCCAGTCATGCTATGGCGCAAAAAGTTGTGGAACACGGATTGAAGAATGTTTCAGAGTTTTGGGGTATAGAAGTTCCTCTGTATTTCCCCAAGGTGTACGCAGGCACAACAGATGGCGCGGGCATACATTTAAACGAAGAAGCTATATTAGATTACAAGCAGACCAACAAGCCCAAAAAGCGCGAGTGGATTGATGATTACTTTGTGCAGCTATGCGCCTATGCCGAAGCACACAACGAACTGCATGGCACAAACATCCGAAAAGGCGTGGTTTTGATGTGTGTCAAACCCACCCTAGACGAACAAATGAACATGATTTCTCCACCTGAGTACCAGGAATTTGTACTGGAAGGGCAAGAGTTTGATCGGTATCGTGACTTGTGGTGGAAAAAGGTCGAACAGTATTACTTGCTAAATATGTGATACCTCAAGGAATCACACTGTGGCAATTGTACAAGTTTCAAGAATCACCTCCCGCAAGGGCCTATTAGAAGACCTGCCCCAGCCCTTGGCTGGCGCTGAATTGGGCTGGGCCATAGATGAACGTAGACTGTTCATTGGCAATGGCGAACTGGCCGACGGTGCCCCGGTTGTGGGCAACACCGAAGTGCTCACAGAATTCTCAGACATTTTGAGTTTTGCCGGGCAATACACCTACCGAGGAGATGCTGCTGGATACACCGTGCAAACTGGTGCCACATCAGGCACACCAGTCACACAGAGTATTCAAAGCAGACTAGACAGCTACGCAGTGGTCACAGACTTTGGCGCTGTTGGTGATGGGGTAACCGATGACACAGATGCTATCAATCGTGCATTGTTTCAATTGTACTGTGTACAAACCAACACACAAATTAGACGCAGTTTGTTTTTTCCAGCTGGCAAATACATAGTAACTGATACCATTCTTGTTCCCACCTGGGCTAGGCTGTATGGCGAAGGAGCCAACAGTTCAATTATCAATTTTTCAGTACAAAATTGGGCAGCCAACACTGGTTATGCACAAGGTGTATTGGTGTATTATACCAGTACCAGCACTTACTATCGTAGTCTGGCCATTGTGCCAGCTACTGGTATTGCAATTACCAATGCCAGTTACTGGGTTGCTGAATCGTTGCCCAGTTATGTGGTAAGAACAGCAGATAGTCTGCAACAAACTGGAGTAAACATTGGCACCAATGGTGCCACAGCACCCACAAATATTCAAATGAGTGGTATAGGTATCAGTTCTGATCAGATGATCAATGCTGTACTGATTGAAAATGCCACTCATTGTGACTTTGACAGCATGGATTTACTGGGTCCACTTGACACCGGTGATCTTACTACTGCGGCGGATGATATTGCGGCCATTCGCTGGGCCAGCACCACCAGTTTGCCATGTACTCAAATCAATTGGACCAACTGTAGATTTTCTGGGTTCACATACGGCACCAACACTGATCAACAGATCAAAGGTGCAGTGATCAGCAACAGTAGATTTGACACATTGTATCAAGGCGTAGTACTAGGTGGTACCAGTCCTGTCAATGGTGGAGCCACTGGATTCAAAGTATTACACAATGAATTTGACACTGTGTATGTGGAAGGTGTTGTGATCAACAATGTGAGTTTGAATGCCACAGGATATAATATTTTTTATGACGTAGGCAATCACTTCAATGGTGTGAGTATCCCTGCCAGTGCAATTATCAGTATTGATGCAGACAACAATATCAGCGTCGGTGACATGTTTCAGCGCAGTACCACTCAGTCTGTGGTGTATCCTAGAATAAAATTATACAATTCGGTCACTTCAACTATTCCTGCCAGTATTGGTGTTGACAGTGCAGTAAGATCGCAACTGGGAAGCTATGTTAGAAACACTGGTGTTCAGGCCACGCTGGATGTGGGAGCCAGTGGTGCAACATTGTTCAATCAAAGCTCAGTGTACATCAAAGCATTCAGAATGGATTACACAATTGTGAGAGAAACATCAGTGAGAACTGGTACACTCACAGTGGTCAATGATGCTGACGATTCAGCAGGAGATGGATTGAGCTACAGCGATGACTTTGTGCAAAATTCAGACCCAGACGTTAGTTTGGCTGTGACTGATGTGGGCACAACAATCACAGTCACATATACCTCAAGCAGCACTAGACCATCTGGTTTGATTTACTACAGTATTACCTACCTAGGACCAAGCTCTTAATCGCATCTTATGTGGCCTGTTAGTATTGCCGAAAGGCTAGAGTCTTGGAATCAGCTGAGACAACAATGTCAAACCACCACAGTGGACGCCACAGTGTCCACCATCAATCGCTGGTGGTTTCGGGCACCCTGGTGCGCTTACCATTTGCACTGGGATGATCAGGCAGACTGGCCGGATCCTTGGCAGTTATTGAGTGACAACATGTATTGTCCACTTGCGCGAGGGCTGGGAATCCTGTATACTATAGCAATGTTGGATCGTGAAGATCTGCAGGATGTCTGCATGATTGAGTATTTGGGGGACAATTTAGTCCTAGTTGACCATGAGAAATATATATTGAATTGGGACCCAGATCAAGTGTTAAATATCAGCCTGGAGAAGTCAAAACCCAGACGGCGTGTCAATCAAGAAGAAATAAAACAAAAAATTCGTTAGGAAGAGATGAAAAGCATTACAGTTGTAAAGCGCAGTGGCCTTCGTGAGCCGCTGGCATTGGAGAAATGGCAAACTCAAATTGCCAAAGTATGCGCAGGCATAGCAGACGTAAGTCAGAGCATGGTGGAAATCAAGGCACAGTTGCACTTTTATGATGGTATTACCACCAAAGAGATTGACGGTATTACCTTACGTGCCATTGTGGACTTGATTGACGTGGAATCAAATCCGGATGTGGGGCACACCAACTATCAGTACGTGGCGGGTAAACAACGTTTATCAATGCTACGCAAAGATGTGTACGGTTTATACGATCCTCCTCACTTGTATGACATTGTAAAGACCAACGTGGCCACTGGCCTGTACACTCCTGAACTCTTAGAATGGTACTCAGAAGATGACTGGAACCGCATGCAAGACATGATTGATCATGCCAAGGACGAAAGTTACAGTTATGCCGCAGTGGAACAACTGATTGAAAAATACCTAGTGAAGAATCGATCAACAGGACAAACATATGAAACTCCGCAAGTTAGATACATGGTGGCAGCGGCCACTGTTTTCCATAAAGAAGAACCTAACACAGCTCGCATGCGTTATATCAAAGA